CTATTGGTGGCCTTTGGTACAATGAAGATCAAGAAATCCCTCAGATGTTTGCTATGTTCTCTAATAAAGTAAAGGAACAGACCATTGCTGCGGTTAGAGGATCAAGGTTTCTAATAGATTTCTTTGATAAGACACAGCACATGATGACAATGACATTGCTCTCTGACTATGAGTTTATGTTAGACTGGGCAGTGTGGTTAGGCTTTGAGCCTGTTGGTGTCATAGAAGACAATAGTAACAAGTATGTTGAATTTGTGCGTTGCAATCCAAAAGGAAAAAGTGTTTACGATGGACCATTACGGCCCGTAATACACTGAAAGGCCCGAGAGGATACCCTTGTTGACGTAGAAAAGCGGACACCCGTTGGCAACTGTAACTTCATAATAGGACTGAAAAATGGCTAATACTATTGACCAAGCCTTTATCAAGCAGTTCGAGACAGAAGTACACATGGCTTATCAGCGTATGGGTTCCAAACTGCGGAACACTGTTCGTACTACCAATGTGTCTGGCTCGGTTGCTCGGTTCCAAGTAATTGGAAAAGGCACTGCAAATACCAAATCACGTAACGGTAACGTAACTCCAATGGAACTGGCGCACACAAACGTCGAAGCCACTATGGCTGACTTTTATGCACCAGAGTACATTGACAAGCTGGACGAGTTGAAGATCAACATCAACGAGCGTCAAGCTGTTGCACAATCTGCCGCTGCTGCTTTGGGTCGTAAGACTGATGAGATCTTAATCGCTGCAATGGACGCGGGCGCTAACAGCACTCAAATTCATGACACTGGTTCTGCTCTTGAGAAAGCTGACTTGTTGACATTGTTCTCAACATTTGGTGCAGCAGACATTCCAGAAGACGGACAGCGCTACTTAGCAATGTCACCTACTGGTTTTGCTGACTTGTTTGCGATCAATGAGTTTGCAAGCTCTGACTTTGTTGGCCCACAAAATCTGCCATTCGCAGGTGGGATGACAATGAAAGAGTTCTTGGGCTTCAAGATCTTCTCAACTTCAGCTGTAGCTGGTGGTAAAAACTTTGCTTACCACACTTCTTCAATTGGCCTTGGCATTAATGCTGATGTTCAAACTGAAGTAAACTATGTGGCTGAGAAAGTCTCACACCTTGCAACATCTATGATGTCCATGGGCGCTATCGTTATTGATGACGATGGTATCTATGAAGTCTTAGATAATAACTAGGAGGCTGATTAATGGCTTATGCAGCAAGTGGACTAGCTCGAATTGGTGGTGACTCAAACGGAAGTTTGTGGATGTACACAAGCGCAGACGCAATTGCGACTGTGAACACAGCAGGTTATTTTAACAGCGCAGCGAATATGCTTGCTGTTCGTGACCTGATTATTGTTTGTGACACCAATGTCCCAACAACCAATTTTGTCAATGTTCTGTCGAACACTGGCACTGTAGTCGATGTTTCAGACGGCACTGCCGTTGTTGAAACAGACGGCGATTAATAAAGGGATGGGGGCTTCGGCCCCCATACTAACATGCCAGATATAGCAAACACACCGATTAAAATATGTTCTCGCGCATCTCTCTTGATTGGTGGTGACGCGATTCAGTCTTTTGAAGACGGTACAGCAGAGGCAACAGTAAGCTCTGCAATGTACGAAGATATGGCTCGTGCCGCATTGACTAACTCTCGGTGGCGCTTTGCAACAGATCAGGCAATTCTTAACCGTTTGGTAGAAGCACCTACTGGACGATTTGAAGCGGCTTATCAGCTTCCATCAGAATTTATTATGCTCTCTGCTATTACAGTAAACGAGTATCCTATCAAATATGATCTCTACGGCAGCAAGGTATTCTGCAATGCTGTAGAAACTGATACTGTGATTGCCGACTATGTATTCCGCGCCGATGAGTCTGGATGGCCTCCATACTTTGTAACTGCTGTTGAGTATATGATGGCTGGGGTGCTTGCGGTATCTGTGGCTAGAGACTCGCAGCTTGCTTCATTGATGGAGCAAAAAGCTAACTTCCAAATGATACAAGCTCGTAGGCTGCACTCACAGCAGCAGACCACACGCAAGCTGAACACATCGAGGTTTATTGCTGAAAGGCGCAGTTAATGCAAAAGATCCGCGTCCCAATCAATAGCTTTCAGTTTGGTGAAGTAAGTGATTCCCTTTTGTCTAGGGTAGATACTGCCGTATATACAGCATCAGCGCAGCGTGTAGAAAATATGATTGTTATGGCAGAAGGCGCAGTTAAGAAGCGCACTGGCCTAAAGCACATCTATGACTATGGCATTACCTACAATGCGACTTACCCAGAGCAGTCACACCTGTTTCCGTTTATCTTTGATGAGAATGAAGAATACGTTATTTCTATAGAGCATCAGAAGGTACGCTGCTTTAGAATTGAAGACGGTACTGTTACTTTAGTTTCTACGCTTACTCAGGATACAAGCGCCGCAGCATTGCCCTTTGATCAAGAGTATTTGCAAGAATACACAACAGCACAGTACGGCGATGTAAAGTTTATTTGCCATCCTTTGTTTGCGCCAAGAATGCTAACAAGAACTAGCTTAACCAGCTTTGAGATTAGCACCTATAGCTTTGACCAACGCGCAGATAACAGCGTTACATTCCAACCTTATTCTAAGTTTCAAGCTCATGGCACAACGTTAGACCCGTCAGCCACAACGGGAACTGGAATTACTCTAACAACAAGCTCTGCTTATTGGGATACAACTGGCTCTAAGACTGGCAGTAATTACCTTAGTTCTTTGCATGTTGGTGTAACTGTGCGCTATGGTAAGAATGAGATTGTTATTACAAGTGTTCAGTCTGCAACTCAGGCTACTGGCAATGTTGTAGATGAACTTTCTATTCGACTGGATGTTTTAAATCCGTTTAGAACGATTGATGGCAGCACTACTGTGGAGGTAACTCAAATTGCTCACGGTTTCTCAGGTTCTGAAGCTATTACTATTAGTGGAGCTAGCGCTACTGGCGGTATTAATACTGGCAATCTAAACGGCTCTAGAACTGTTAGTGGTATTATAGATGAAAATACATTTACTTTTACTGCCGGTGGTGCAGCTTCAAGTGCAGAGGATGGCGGTGGTCAGGTAACAATAGTTACACACGCTCCTAGCTTGCACTGGGATGAGCAAGCCCTTTCAGCAAAGCGAGGATACCCTGCGGCCGTAGAGTTTCATCAAAATAGAATAGTGTTTGGCGGCAGCATTGCAGAGCCAGATAACATTTGGTTTAGCAAGATTGGCAGCTTTTTTAACTTCGATGTGGGTGATGCGGCTGATGATGATTCTATCTCTTTGGTTGCTGCAACAGGTGATGTAAACGAAATCCGATATTTAGTTTCCAACCGTGACCTGCAGATCTTCACAGCATCTAGCGAACTATATGTTCCTACTTACTTGAACCAAGCTATTACGCCAACAAACGTACAGATCAGAAAGCAGACACCATACGGCTCTGAGCATATTGAGCCTATGCCTGTTGATGGTGCTACGATCTTTGTGCAGCGCAACGGTAAGATTGTTCGAGAGTATTTGTTTACTGACAGTGAAGAGGCTTATACCTCTACGGCTGTTTCTACGATTGCTTCTCATCTTATTAGCAATCCTAAGTATATGGCTGTTGTTCACAGCGGCTTTGGTCTTCCTGATTCTTATGCGGCTATTACATCTGGCAATGGCGACTTGGTTTTGTTTTCATCGAACAGAGCAGAGAAGCGAGCGTCTTGGACTAGAGTAACTACAAATGGTGACTTTGGTTCTGTAGTAGCTATTGAGGATAGATTGTTTGCAAATATCTATGACTCAGATGGCAAGCTGCAACTCTGTGAGTTTACTGGTGATGTAGGCTTAGACCTTTATCTTTATGGTGCTATCTCAAGTAATCTTGTTGATGTAAGCGCATTGTACTCAAGTGGTGACGCGGTAGATGTAATCGTTACTGATGGAACTAATCTATCTCATCTTGGCAGTTTTACAGTAAATGCTGGTGATGACGTTGACCTTACAGCTTACGCTGGCCTTGGTTTTACTCATGCCTATGTAGGTGTAAAGTTTACTGCAAAGATAGTAACCAATCCGATTGATGCTTCTATGGGTAATGGCCCTGCAACTGGATCTATTCGTGGTATGACTAACGTTGTTCTTGATCTTAAGAGCGCACGCTCGCTGACAGTCAACGGGCATAAACTTGTGACTGAGACTGGGTTTACTGGAAAAAAAGAGTTCCGTCTCTTAGGTTACAGTCGTGATCCACAGATAACCATTGAACAAAACGATCCGTTATCATTGCAGATAAACGGTCTAGTAGCGGAGTTAATAGTATAATGAACCCAGCAGTGATTATGGCTATAGCCGGTGGTGTTCAAGCAGTTGGTCAGATAGCGGCTGGTCGAGCAGCAGAAGAATCGGCAAAGCTTGATGCCTTTAATATAGAAACTCAAAAAGAGTTAGCTAAGACTGAAAGCTTACAGAGGCACAATGATAGGCTTGAGCAGTATAGATATAATGTCAAAGCAAACATAGCTGCGTTCTCCGCAATGGGTAGAGATGTAGGAAATGATAGATCTGTATCTGTTTTTTTAGAGAGGCAAAAAGAAGTTGCTACTCAAGACACTCGTAGGTCTGATTTGATGGGCGTGTTTGAAGCAATGAAGCTGCAACAGCAAGCAACTACTACAAGAATAGAAGGCAGAGCCAAAAGGCAATCCGCAACCATTGCTGCGTTTACAACAATGGCTCAAGCAACTGCTGACTATAAAGATACTAGACCATAGGATAAAAACATGGCCGTTATTAGAGAAGCTAGACAATTTAAAGTTGGGCCTATTGGTGTAGCTAGATCATCTTCAGCTGGTCAGATTGTAGGTGAGCAAGTTGCAAGAAGCGCTAATCAAGCGCAGCAATACTTGTTTCGTAGAGCTGTAGAAGATGCAAAAGAAGCTGGTGTTGATTCCGCTCAAGCCTTAGAAGCTTCTGAAATAACAGCGCTTGATCCAGAAACTGGAAGGCCAGCAGCATATGATGGGCCAAAAGGAATGGGTCGTTATGCTTTAAAGGCTTATCAAAGTATTTTGCTTTCTCGCTTTGAGCAAGAGATTGCAACAGAGATTGAGGACAAATCTAAAGAACTCGCGCTTCAGAATAGAAGAAGCCCAGAAGCATTTAATACAGCTATGTCTGATTACATTGCTGAGATGTCAAATGTAGAAGAGTCTACTGTATTTAAGAATGAGATTTTAAGAATTGGTAATGCTGTTCAGTCTCAAAAATATAGGGCGCTTCAATCTCAAGCTATTGCTAGGCAAGAGCGTAATGACTCAATTCTTTATGAGTTTAATAACTCCGAAGCTTCTCTTAATATTGAAGATGCATTTGCTGCTGGTGATAATACTACTGGTGATAATTTAATAGCATCTGCTGAAAAGATGGACGCAGATAATGTTGCTGCTGGCACTATTCTGTCAAATGCAATTATTGGCAATTCTAAGAATAGACAGCTTGCAAAGGTTAGAGGTCAGTTTAGATACGAGCAAAGACAAGCAATAAAAAATGGTATCTCACGCTTTGATCTTGAAGCTGCTTTAAATGCTATAGATAGCGGTGATCTATCTGGTCTTAAGGGCAAATACTTTGAGAGCACATTCAAATCTCTTAGTGCTGAGGGTGCAACTTTTACAGAATCATTCTCTGCTTTTGCCACTGAGCTTTTACAAGATGGTTTAAACCAAACCAGACTTACTGCTGAGATGGCAACGCGCAAACGCATTGCGGATAATTTAGACACTACGTCTAGCAATAACTATGACTACTTTGATATGATTAGCGGCGCTAATTCAAACGTTGCAGGAACAGCATCAGACGCAGTTTCTAAGTATATGACTGACTTGCAGACCCAGCTTAATTTAATAGAGACAGGTGCATCTCAAGGCCAAATAGAAGCTGCTACATCTGGGTCTTTCAAAAGATTAAGTGTTGTTAAAGATGGAGTAATTAATAACTTGTTTGCTGAAGCTACTTCAGTTGAAGATGTTGTTAACATTACAAAGTATTTGCAAAATACAACTGACGAAAACTTTAATAAGCTTAATGAAGGCTCGCAATCTTTAGCCCTTGTTTTAGTTGATATGGCAAAGAAGACTGGACAGGTTCAGTTCTTAACTGACGCTACATCATATGGAGCGGGTGTAAATAATGAAGTTCGTTTCTTAGAGTTTCAAAGAAAAACAGATAATGCTCTTGATTATAATGATTACCTTAAGGGAAGAACATTTCCTAATTTGTCTTCTGCAGAAAGTGTTGAACAAATTGAGCTGATTAGAGAAAATTCAATAGACGAACTAAATAGAAATGAACTTCAAGGTGGTGATAAAGAAAAGTTTGAAAGTGCATTAAAGAATAAAACTTCAGAAGCTTTTGTTCGGCTTGCGTTTGGTGGCATGACTAATCCTAAAGCAATAGAGGCTGCTGCGCTTTATGCTAGGGATGGAGTTGATCCTAACAATCTTGTTAGTCCTCAGCGAAAAGCCATAATAGATAAGGCTAGAGAGGCGTTTGATGATTCATCTGCATATGGCGCATCTGTAGAAAGATATAGCGATGGGGCAAAAAGACGATACAATCTTAATGTAGAGATTGCTTCTGAGGATAAGCTTCTAAGAGATGCTATTGATGGTACGCTTGGAGAAACAACTGAAAAGGATCGTATTAATCTTCAAAAGATTTTAAAAGTACCTAACGATTTTTTTACTAACTCAAAATATGATGAGCCTGAATATGCACCATTAACTGCAATACTTTCTCAAACGTCTTCTACTATCTGGCCTCAAATTCAAGTAGATACCATTAAGGCTTTTCTTGATGGAAACATTACTGAATCTGATAAGGTCAAAAGAGTTCTTGTAACTTACGCAAAGGCTTCTGAGTTTGTAACAGATCAAGGGCTACCTGCTGAGTCACGAGGATCTTCTTCGCTTACTTCAAGTCAAAGAACCTTAATGGATGAAGCTGTTTCATTTAGCCAAATGAATCCTGACCCAACCGCCTTAGCTGTTCATATGCAAAAAATAAAAATGACTATGGGCAATTCCGCTCTTAAAGAAAAGATGTATGATATCTTTAAAGTAGAAGTTGTAAAAGACTCTACAGAATTTGTTCTTAAGAATTTTCCAGAAACTAGCTTTAATGCAAACTTGCGTGAGAGATTGCTTACTAAAGCAAGAATGCATTACTTTAAAAACGCTGGTGAAATTAAACCTGAGTCTACTGATGATTTAATATCTGCTCTTCAGTCTGATATAAAAAAGAACTTTATTGAGGATAATCGAATCATTACCTTGTCTAACTCTAGCCAAACGCTTTATCCATTGTCTGTTACTGCTAAAGGCAACGAGCAAGCATTTATGGACTATATTCGCTCTTCCTTAGCGCAAAATTCTCCTAACAAAGATATAGATTGGAACTCTGTTGAGTTTAAGCTGACGCCTGTCGGTTACAATGATGAAGATGGCGGCATGACTTATGGAGTTGTAATTGAGAATGAAACTGGTGGGCGAGACTTGCAAGAGGTTTCTATGCAACTTGAGCCTGATACAGAAGAAGCTGTTATTGTTCCTGCATTCTTTTCTACAAATGAACCTTTCTTTGCTGCTTCTAAAGAAAAAAGAATGAAAGCTGCTGAGCAAGAGCAAATAGATATTGCTACAGAAGAAGCGGCTCAACCCAGTAAGACTTCAGTTATAGCGGCAAGAACTCAACTTGGCCGAGCTGTTCAAGAGCGTTTAGGTTTTGGAGTGGAGTATAGAGCTCAGGTTGCTCAGAAAAAGTTTACTCAACAAGAGGCGATGGATGAATTAAAAACTATTGTAGATGTTGATAAATATGAATCTCTTAGCTCAGTTAAGCCAGCAATGCTTAGATCTTACAGCAGGGTTGGTGAGGTTCCATTTAATCAGTCATTAATAGCCTTGAGCAGTATACTATCAATAGTAAAACAAGACAAAAATCCTTTAGCTAGACAACTTGAGGTAGACTTAAAATCAATGATTAGTATTATTAATGGCGTTGAGGATTAAATGGTAGTAGATCCAAATAGCTTTCGTGCAGGGTACTTTGCACAAGGTGTAGTTGAGCAGCCAGACCCATCATTCTTTGATACACTTGGTGCATCTCTTGGCTATAGCTATGCTCCTGCATACAACACTCTTACTAATTCTTTTCGTTACAATCCTCAAAAAGGATATGACTGGCGACAAGATCTAGAAGGCTATGAATTATTTGCGACTGATCTTAATCACGCTGTTAGCCCACAGCACATGTCAAAACTAAAGCAAGATATAGAAGACTCAATATCTAGGCGACAAGTTCTTCAGAACTCATCTATGCTTTCTCAGCTTGGCGCTGGTTTGTTTGATCCCATTAACCTCGTTGCTCTTCCTTTTGGTGGCCCTGCTATTGGAGTGGGTCGCTCTGCTCTGCGCGTTGGCGCTGGTACTGCTGCACTAGAACTAGGCTTAGAGCTAACTAGGCAGTCTGATCCTTTGCAAACAGCACAAGAGGGCGCATTAAATGTTTTAGCTGCTGGTGCATTTGGTGCTGGTTTTGGTGCTGCCTTTGGTGGTGTAAACGCTAGGGCTTATGCAAAGACAAAGCAGGGGATTCAAGAAGAATTTGATATGATTAAGCGCCTAGATAGACTAGAGGGCGTTACAACAGAACAGATTAGTGTGCCAAGAACAGAGCGTAGATTTGGCAATGACAGCGATGAATACCTACAAGCACAGCTAGATATGTTTGAGTCTTCTGCGGCTCGCTCAGAAGCAGATGCTATTGCATATGAAGGCAAACCAGAGGCTGCTCAGTTTGAAGCTGATGCAAAAGAACAAAGGGCTTATGCACAGCAGTTTAAAAACGAGCAAGGTATTCGTGAGCTAGAAGCTAGGAATATAGATCTTACAGATCCGTATAGAATTATGAATACGCTCTATACTGACAGCTTTCTTTACAAAGCAGTCACCACACCAGTCAAACGTTTGCTACAATCAAAATATCCGTCAGCAATTAAAGAAGCGACTGTGCGTAGCTTTGGAGATAGCGGCATTACTCTAGCATTAAACTCTGTTGGCTTGGCCTCTCCGCAGTCAGTTGCTCAAAGAGCAGCAGTATCTAATGGCAAGTGGGTAAGAGCGCATGACGAAATGATAAAGCTTTGGACAGCGGAAACTGGTGCAGCTAATATTAGTAGGCTTGATATTAACGTTACTGATATTGTTCGCCGTGCTTCTCGCGCTGACAATACTTATAGAAAGTGGCTAACTACAGTTAGCGAAAAAAGAATTAAGAACATAGAAGATCTTACTGACAATGAGCGCAAGGCTATTGGAGTTATAAACAAATATTTTAAGGATGCTGGTGAACGTTTAGAAGATGTAGGTCTTATAGGCACAGCTAAGGGCGTGTCTCGCCGTATAGAAAACTTTGAAGCAAAGATCGAAGATTTAAATGCACGACTAGCTAGAGCAGAAAGAAAAAAAACTACTCGCAGTCAGCTTGAAGCTAATAGAATTAAAGGTGAGCTTGATCGCATAGGTGGTAAGCTAGCCGTAGAGCGTCAGACGTTGCAAGGTTTAGAAGAAGTTAAAATTAATCCCGCTAATGAGGATGTATTCTTCCCAAGATTTTGGAGCCAATCCGCAGTTAAGAAAAACCGCAATGAGTTTTCTCAGATCCTTTATAACTGGTATAAACAAAACCCGTTTATTTATGAGTTTGATTCTAAGACATCTACATATGTTAAGACTGAATTATCTTCTGAGCCTTCTAAGATTCAAGAGCGCGTTGACTTAACAATAGATCGTATACTTGGTGAGCAAGACCCTACTAACGTAGATAACATTGGCTTTGGTGTTGGTCGCTCTAAACACTTTCGCCATAGAGAATTAGATATACCTAATAAACTTGTGACTGACTTTATGGTTACTGATCCGCTTGCTGTAATGAAGACATACGCTACTCGCATTGAGCCACGTTACGAGTATGCAAAAGCATTTGGTCAGGATGTTGATGGCGTTTTGTTTGATTTAGAATCAGAAATGATTACTAAAGGTTTTTCTGAGAAAGACATAAACAAAATGCGTAGAGATTATCTACACATGTACGAGCGTACTGCTGGTGCAGTTATTAGAAATCCAGATAGCTTAAGCCAGAAAGCTGCGTTTATTCTTAGAGAAGCCGCTTCATTTAGTTATATGGGATCTGCTGGTTTGGCTGCTCTTCCTGACTTTGGGCGTATTGTTATGGAGCATGATGCTGAGAATGTTATGAAAGGCATTCAGGCAATTATGGATAAAAACACAGTTAATCTAACAGCTAATGAAATTAGGTATGCTGGTGAGGCTATAGATATTCTTCGTGGCTCTGCACACATGCGACTTATGGAGGATCTTTCTAATAACGTAGATGCCAGTGATCTTCTTAGTAATGCTCGTAATGCTTTCTACATTATGAATGGCCTTGCACCTATGACTGGCATAGCCAAGCAACTTGCTGGTATTGTTGATGCTCATACTATTATTGATTACTCGATTCGGTATACCGAGCTTACACCGCAAGAGCTAACGTGGCTGTCTCGCTATGGAATTGGCGCAGAAGACGCAGCTAAAATAGCTAAAGCGCCTTGGCAAAAATCAGATAACAATCTTTACATGGCTAATACTGATGAATGGACAAATATTAGTTTAGATAACATTATTGAAGAAACTCGTAAAACATACAAAAGACCAAAGCCAAAGCTAGTTTCTAGCATGACTGAAAAAGACTTATTAAAAAGGTATGGTCCAGAATTTTTTGTAGATAGAATTATTACCGATCCTAAAATTGTTCAGGATGTTACAGAGCGAACTGGTTTTAAAGGCGCTTTGGGCTTATCTGTTGGATTTAAGGACGGAATGCCCAATACGATTTACATTGATCCAGTTGCTATAAAAAAGATTTATGAGTTATTTAAATCAAGTCCTAAAGAAAAAAACGAAATGCTTCAGCGTGCAGATAGACTGTTAGCAGAAGGTAAAATTACAGAAGAAATACACGTTCATAGAAGCCAGTTAATTAAAAATGCTGATCTTATAGATTCAGCAGATGATTACTATGAGTTTATACTGTTGCATGAATTACATCACACAACAAATCTTCAAAAGATTGGAGAAACAATACCTCAATACGAGAAGCGAATTGATGAAATTGCTTATGCTTATATTCGCAATCAAAAAGAAGAAGGTATTAAGCTTGAAGCAAACAAGAAATATGATAGTCAATTAGCTGATGCTGAAGAAACTGTATTAAAGTTTCGTACTGCACTTAACAGCGGCGTGTTAAATACAATTATGTCTGCTACTCCTGCTGACAAACCAATCATTACTGATGGTGTGGTTTATATTCCAGCGCACATAGGTAGATCATTTGGATTTAAGGAAGACCCAAAGTTTAAGGGATACACTAGAATTGAAAATGGTTTTATTGGTTTGCCGTTTCAATTCTATAGCTACATGTTAGCTAACGTAAACAAAACTATAGGTGCATTGGCTCAAGGGCAGGTTAAGAATAGAATGTTGGGAATTACAGCGTCTATGGGATTGGCTTACATGTCATTGGCCATTCGTACTCCTGACTTTGCTTGGGAAGAAATGGGCTGGCGTGATAGGTTTGCTAGAAGTTTTGATATGAGCGGTGTAATGGCGTTGTACTCAGATATTCTTTACACTTCTTTGCATACTTCTTTAGCTCTTGGTGGGCCTAATATTACAAATGGCCTTATATCTCCTAAGTTTCCACAAGAACCAAATGCTATTGACGCATTAACTGGTGTTGCTGGTGCTGGCCCATCTTGGGCTGCTGACACTATTTCTGGAATATATCAGTTTGCTAATGGTGAGTATGGAGAAGGCGGTAAGCAAGTAGTTAGAAACTTGCCGTTTGGCAGAATGTGGTTTTTAAAAGATGACATCAATCAGATTACTCGCGCTTGGGCGCAGTGATTTGTCCTAGATTATTTGTGCATTGATCTTCTTCGCTTCTTTGTGTGAGAAGAGAACAAAGAGGTGAACCATGACAATAGACATTTCCGCTAACAATCCGCGTATTAGTTACACTGTTGGTACTGGGGTAACGCAAACAGTTTTTGCAGTACCTTTTGAGTTCTTTGATGACTCAGATCTTAATGTTTATATCGACACCACCCTGCAAACCATTACGACTGACTATACGGTAACTGGTGGGGCTGGCTCCACAGGGTCAATTACTATGTCAGTAACTGGCCCTAAGACTGTTACCCTTGCTCGTGACACTACAATTGAACGCACCACAGATTTTACTGCTGGCGTAGATATTAATCGCGCTGCTTTGAATACACAGTTAGATACATTGACTGTTATTTCTGCTGACAACAAAGACCTTGGCGAAAGGTCTATTAGAGTTTTCGACTACGATAATTCTAATTTAAACTTAGAGCTAGGAGATGCAGCTAGTCGTGCAAATAAAATATTAAGCTTTGATATCAATGGTTCTGTAACTCATCCAGCAACTACATCTACTCAACTTGACGCTGCCGTTAGCTCGTTTGTAAATGCATCTGGCAATAATGCTGCATCTATACTCTATGATCCATCTGGTACTGGTGCTGTTCAAACAACTGCTCAAGCAAAGTTAAGGCAAACTGTTTCTGTAAAAGATTTTGGCGCTGTCGGTGATGGATCTGCAGATGATACTTCTGAAATACAAGCTGCTTTAACGGCTGCTTCTGGTACAAGTAATGTGTATTTACCTGCTGGCACTTACATAGTCAGCGCAACTATCTTTATTCCAAGCAATACTTACTTTTTTGGAGATGGTAAAAGTAGTATTATCAAAATGATTGGGACTGAGGGCCGCAATACCACTGTGGTTATGACTGGCTTTAGAAATAACAAACGTGAAAATATTGTTATTGAAGACATGCAGATTGATTTTAACCGTACCCGCTGGGCCGTTACGGGTGGCACTCAACTTACTGATGCGTTTAACGGAACTGCTGGATATAGCACCTATCAAGATAACGATGAAACAGCATTGAGTATTTGTTACTCAGAAAATGTTTTAGTTAAAAATGTTTGGGCTATTGATGGCTACAAGCATTGTATTGACGTTCAAGCTCCTGCTTATCGGACAGGAACTGACGGTGCGACTTACGACAGCCAACCATCTAAGAATGTAACACTTCAAAATTGTTATGTTTCTGGTGGAGGTGATGATAACATTACCACGCATCACTCAACAGACATTAACATTATTGGATGCTGGTCAGAAAACCCATCTGGTGTTCGTATTCCTCAGAACTCAAACTGCATTGAGATTGATGACGGTAGTCGAAATGTATTTGTAACTAGCTGTGTAACTATTGGTGGTAATTATGGCCTTCAAATTAAAGGGCATGACTACGCACCAGCACCTTACAACGTGATTGTGAATGGTCTTAGAGCCGTAAACAATACTCAAGGTGTAGAGCTTAGGCACTCAGGCTGGTACGCAAATAAGGCAACCTTTAGTGGCAACGGCAGCACAACAGCTTTTACCTTGCCAGCAGGATATGGGACATCTCCAATTGTTTATGTTGGTGGAGTAAAGCAGACATCAGGCTTTTCTGTTAGTGGCGTAACTCTAACATTTAGCTCGGCCCCCGCTTCTGGAACAAATAACATTGTTGTCTACAAGGCTGACGAGGGAGAAGACCCAGAAATTGTAGATGAAGAAGGCAATACAATTGCTTACACAGGTACAAGCCCAACGGCTCGTAATGTAATGCTGTCAAATATTTCGGTTATTGCACCTAAGTCTGTAGCTCATCCAACTGTAACAACTGTTGGTGGTACTGCCATCCCTAATGTTGGTAATACCGGCAATGTTTCTCAGTCAACATACAATGCCATTGCTGGTATGCGTATTCGTTCGTATGAAAATGTTAATCTAGTAAACGTTAGTTTTAATGACAGCACTTTAGATTTGGCTGATGATTACAGTGATGCAACAGCCCTA